AGGGATCGACATTTAAGAAAGTCTACTTTGACACCAACAAGCAGCGTGCTGTTTCAAAGTTTGTGCCTGCCGAGGATTTGATTGTTCCGTACGCGGCCAGTGATTTGAACACTGCTGAACGTGTCACGCATGTTATCCGTCTGACTGAAAACGAGCTTCGCAAGTTACAGGTTGCGGGTGTGTACCGCGACGTGGACATACAAGCACAGGACGAGGAAGAAGATGGTGCGATTCGAACAACTGGCAACGAGCTTCAGGGTATTCATCCGTCGTATGGCGATGACAGCCACACTTTGCTTGAAATCCATACAGAGCTTGATCTTGAGGGTTTTGAGGATGCCGATGAGATGGGTCAGCCCACAGGCATTAAACTCCCGTATATCGTCACTGTTGACGAGTCTTCGGGGCAGGTTTTGTCAGTGGTACGAAACTATCGGCAGGCAGATCCCCTTAGACGGAAACGACAATATTTTACTCATTTCAAGTTTCTTCCTGGGTTTGGCTTTTATGGCTTTGGTCTGCTTCATACTATAGGTGGTCTGTCACGTGCGGCGACTTCGATACTGCGGCAGCTTATAGATGCCGGCACGTTGTCGAATCTGCCTGCTGGATTCAAGGCACGTGGTGTTCGTATCCGCAACGACGACGAGCCGCTAGCACCGGGCGAGTTTAGGGACATCGACGCACCGGGTGGAGATCTGCGGAATGCTTTGATTCCGCTGCCGTACAAGGAGCCGTCGAGCACACTTGCGTCACTGCTTGGTGTGATCGTGGATTCGGGCCGCAGGTTTGCACAGGTTGCAGATGCGAAGATCGCGGACGCGAATTCTCAGGCACCGGTTGGCACGACGGTAGCTCTGATCGAGCAAGGCTCGAAGATTATCTCGTCGATTCACAAGCGGCTGCACTACGGGCAGAAGCAAGAGTTCCGGTTGCTGTCAGAAATATTTGCCGACAACCCAACGCCCTATCCATACTTTGTTGGTCAGAACGTGCCTGCCGAAGTTATGCAGCAGGACTTCGATGGCCGTGTGGATATCCTGCCAGTGTCAGACCCGTCGATCTTTTCGATGGCACAGCGCCTGTCGTTGGCGCAGACACAGATGCAGTTGGCGCAGCAGGCGCCGCAGTTGCACAATCAGTACGAGGCGTATCGCCGGATGTACGATGCGATGGACATCAAGAACATCGACGCGATTTTGCCGCCGCCGCAACCGCCGCAACCGATTGACCCGGCCACAGAGAACGCAAATGCTGTGAAGGGCATGCCGTTGCAAGTGTTCCCAGATCAGGATCATGAGGCGCATATTGTAGCGCACACTATGTTCTTGTCTTCGCAAGTTGGTACGGCTAACCCGCAGGCGTTTGTATTGTTACTGTCTCATGTGCAAGAACACATTGGCGCGCTGGCTCGGGATCAGGTTATGGCGTTCTTCCAAGAAGCGGCCAATCAAGCGGTGCAAGCAGGAGAGCCTGTGCCGCAGATCGCGCCCGATCTCATCGAATCTACGGTTGCACAGCAGGTCAGCGAGATTATGCGTGATATCATGCCTGCGCTACAGGCCAACCAGCAGCAGGATCCGTTGATTGGCATCCGCGAGAAAGAGCTTGAGAACTCGCAGATGGAAATCCAGCGCAAGGTCATGAACGATCAGATGGACTTCCAGATGGACCGCGAGAAGTTGCAGCAGTCGTACGAGTTAGCGCAGCAGCGGCAGAAGTTGCAGGCTGACATTGCAGAAGCACGCAACGACGTGAATATCTACAGAATCAACACGCAGGCAGCATTGTCGAGGAATAAATGATACAGGCACTGATTGGTCCGGTCAGCGGACTCGTTTCTTCTTGGATGGACTCGAAGACCGAGGAGCAACGGGGCAAGACAGCCATTGCCAAAGCCAAGGCGGAAGCGGAAGCTGCCGTGATGGTGTCAGCAGCCACGTCCACTGCGGAGTGGGAGAAGCTGATGGCAAAGGGCAGTCAGAACTCCTGGAAGGACGAATGGCTTACTATTTTGTTCAGCATCCCGCTTATACTGGCTTTTTGTGGTGACTGGGGCAGACAGATTGTAGCCGAGGGCTTTGCGGCTTTGGAGGCCATGCCTGAATACTATCAGTATACTTTGGGAGTGATTGTGAGTGCTTCCTTTGCTGTCCGGTCGGCGACCAAGTTTTTTGGCAAGAAGTGAGATGAGCGGTGGCCGAAGTAACGATGGAAAGATTTCTGCGGTGGAAGATACTTCCCCGCTTGATGATGATTATGATGTCAATATCCGCTTGGCGGGTAGTGGAGTGGTTTATGACTTTGCCCGATCCCACACCAGCGCAGGCGGGACTTGTAAGCGTTGTGACTGGAGCTATGACCGGTGCATTTGCGGTGTGGCTAGGTCACGAAAAAGAAAAGGCTAGTTAGATGGCACGTCCGCGCATCAAGCAGTTTGCTGACGATCTGAAGATCGACTATGGTGAAGCCAAGGGTCTTGTCGAGGAAGGTCGCCGCCGCAAGGATGGTGGCTCTCAGGTGTTGGAGAAGAACATGAACAAGATGCAGAAAAAGGTAACCAAGGTTGCCAAGGGGTTGAAGAAAGCCTCCAAGACTCATGCCAAGCAGGCCGAGACGTTAGATTCTGTTGAGTTTCAGACAGGCGGCACCTTGAGGGCCGCTCTTGAGAAACTAAACCGAAGAGAAAAAGACACTGCAAAGATGGCCGATATCGCCACGAAAGATACGAAAATCGATGTAAATGTGGACAAAAGCCCAAAGGACGGAGAATCTAAAAAGCCCAAGCGTGGTCGCAAAAAAGCGATGGGCGGCGCCACAGATGTAGGTGCGGCGCCACAAGCTCGTGGTGCAGGTGCTGCGGTTAGAGGCACCAAGTTCTCGGGAGTGTATTAAGATGCCGCCAGAGTTTGTTTCCACAACTCGTGATCAAAGAGATCGACTAGAAGCGCAGCTTGGTGGTCGTCGCGGCAGCACCGTTCAAGATAGATACGACCGTTCGGCGGACACATCCACTCGTGCAACTCGCGGCGCAAGTGGGCCGATGGGTGGTTTTGGTCCACCCGTTGATTTTGACTCCGGCTCTGGTGAAAAGGCAGGAACTCTATCGCAGCAGGAGTTCATGAATGTAACTGGTCGTACTGAAACGAATCCGTACGGCAACGAAGGTTTTTTCAGCCGCGTCTTTGGCATTGATCCCAGCAAGATTAATTACGCTGCAACCACCCCTGGCGGCATCGCTACGCTGAACAAAGTCAATGCGCTGGCCTATGATCAGTATTTGAACCCACGAGATGCACGAGGCAACATTCGCGGTTTTCTGCGCGAGGGGTCGCCTACTCGTTTTGGAACTGTTACCTATGATCCGACGTTAGAGAAAGACCTTGGAATCATGGGCGCTCTTCCGCTAGTTGGGCCGCTTATGCAACGTGCTAATCGCCGCTCCGCGTTGAATATTTCTTCGTACGACAACCCGCTGTTTTCCGAGATGGGCGATATTGGTTTTGAACTTGGTGAGTTTCCTGAAGGCTCTGTGGCGGCGGCACCTGTTGCACAGGCAGCACCGACAGGCGCTGTCTCTGACGTTTTCACACCATTCACAACTGATGATGAAAGTCCAAGTGGTGCGGTAGACTATGACACAGTTTCTCAATTTCCCGCGTCACCCGGTTTTATCAGACCAGACGACGCCGAGGCGTTGCCTAGTGTGGCCGATGTTATCGCAACGGAGCCGCTGGTGACGGCACCCAAGGGTAGAATTTCTGGTTATGTTGATCCGGTGATTGACCCTGACACAGGTTTGGTAATTGAGGGCGGAAACATACTTCCAACGGGTCCGCAAGTAATTCAAGCGATTCCGGGCGGCGATCCTGGTTCTGCGTCGATAACCGCAACAGGTCGCGGTCCAGGAGCGGTGTCTGGAGAAATACCTGTAACTCGATCAGATATATTGAGTCCAGAAAACATAGCTGAAATTTTAGAACTGCCAGGACGTAATCCGAACGCTCCTTCTCCAGTTGATATAATTCCTCCGTCCCTTCTAATGAGTCGGTAGGTCTATAATGGACGTTGTAGATTTTGTTCACGCTTATCGAAAAGCCTTGAACAATCGTATGGATGAGATTACACGTGTTCTATCAACCGGTGGAGCCAAGGATATAGAGGCTTACCGCTCAATGTGTGGCGAGGTACAGGGGATTAGCCAGGCATTGTATGAGTTTGACGCCCTGCTAAAGAAAGCAAACTATGACGACGCTTCTAGTACCTGATCACGTCCTCCGGCAACAGCAAGCCAAGAAAAAAGCTGAAGAAGAAGCCTCCAAGAAACCAGCGACAGAGCGAGTCCCGCAGCCTACCGGCTGGCGGATTCTTGTCATGCCCTATCAGGGCAAGTCGCAGACGGAAGGTGGCGTGTACGTACCTGATCAAGCCAAAGACCGAGAGGCACGGGCCACTGTGGTGGCGTATGTAGTCAAGCTCGGACCTCTTGCTTACCAGGATCCGGACAAGTTTGGGCCGGGTTCTGAGCCGTGGTGCAAAGAGGGTGACTGGGTTTGTATCGGTCGCTACGCAGGGTCACGTTTTCAGATCGAAGGCGGAGAAGTCCGCATAATCAATGACGATGAAGTCATTGCAACAATCGTCGATCCAGACGATATCAAGACATACGGAGCATAGTATGCAAAACAACGTCGCCGAAAAGGAAGAGACGCAAGAAGTAGAGGTTGTCGAGACCGAGGCACCTGAAAATGTTTCACGTGAAACATCCGAAGAGCAGGTAGAGACGGCTCCTGAAGAGCAAGAGCAGGTAAAATCTGACGATGATGAGTTAGAACAATACTCAGAGTCTGTAAAACGGCGTATTTCAAAGATCACGAGCAAGTATCGTGAGGAAGAACGTCAAAGACAGGCTGCTATTGAGTACGCCGAGGCGGTAAAGAAGCAGAATGAAGAGCTTCGCGCACGTCTGGACAAGGTAGATCAGGCGTATGTCGGTGAATTTGGCAGCAGACTTGAGTCTGACGCCGCCGCTGCCAAGGAAGCGTACAAAAAAGCATACGATGAAGGCGATGCAGACGCTATGTTTGCAGCGCAAGAGCGGATTAGTCAGATCGCGCTTGATAAAGCGCGGCATCAAGAGGCAAATCGGCGCGCAGAAGAGCGAAAAGCTCGTCCAGAGCCGGATCAAGAGCCGGTTCAACAGCCAACACAGCAGTCTGCACCCCCTCCAGACCCCAAAGCCGAGGCTTGGGCTGAGAAAAACGAGTGGTTTGGCAACGATCAGACCATGACATACGCAGCTTTTGGCATTCATAGACAGCTTGTGGAGGAGGATGGGTTTGACCCGACCTCTGATGACTACTATAGTGAGTTAGATAAGAGAGTTCGCGATGCGTTTCCGCAGAGGTTTGCAGAAACAAAACGTGATACTGGACCCAGAGTCGCTTCTGCTGAGTCCACGGCGTCAAAAGCGCCGGCTAACAAGGGGCGCAGGACGGTCAAACTGACACCTTCGCAGATTGCGATTGCGAAACGGTTGAATGTTCCGCTTTT